CATATTTTAGTTCTCCTTAATATTAAGTTTATTAGTTATAACCCTTTGTGTATATTTATAGTATACCGAAATTACACTATTCCCCTTTGCGATATGTTACAGGTCGCCAAACTTCTCCAGCGTCAACAAAATAACCGTCATTTCCCTCTGGATCGTTTAATCCGTCGTCTATGAAACCAAAAGGCGCCATATCTGCCTCAATGGCATTCTGTTGTTCAGTAAACATTTGTCCTCTAACATCCACATTAGTTAATTCTTTAAAATATCGTTGATTTGCCAACCACGAAAATATAACAAGACACATTACCAAATCGTCTGTGGCACCTGATTCGGCCTCAAAAGATTTTCCTTTAGCAATAAAAGTCGATAATTCAGATATAATATCGAAATCTTGAATAATTAATTTATCCCCCTCAATTAAACTTTTGAGATTAGAAGTTCCAATTTTTTTTGTACCCTTTGTCATTCTCAAACCTAATTGATTGCCTCTACCACTAAAGCCTCCTCCTAATACTTGACCAGAACGACCTCTTTGTGTAACCATCATCATGTTATCATACTCTAATTCAAACTGTAAGTTATCTGCTACTTGTTGTCCTAAATCGTTTATCTCTATTAAAATATATGCTTTGTTATAATGTTTGGCAACCTTCTCTATAATACTTGGAAAGACAAGTGGTTTAATCTCATTGTCTCTATACTTTGCAACCATTTTATATGGTGCCTTTGTACAGTCTATTACACAAAATGCTGAATAGTCATTTGTTAGTCCTCGTGATACATCAACTGTAACCGTGTATATATGATTTTTCTTTGGCATTTCATATACATCTAAACCACCACTTCGTTTAGGTTCCATGACTGCCATTGTTTTAATCTTACTTGCATTGATAAGAGTATCAACACTTCCTAAAAATTCACATTCAAACTCTGTTTGAAACTGAGCCTCACTTGTATTCTTGATTGTTTCTTCTTTCCATTTCTCATCACGACCAGGTACTTCACTCCAATGTACTTCGACAGGAACAAAGTCATTTCTTTTATTTGTTGCATCCATCCACATCTTATAAAACATATTCATTCCATGTGGTGTAGATACAATCATTACTTTAGAAGATTTACCAGAAGATATTGTAGGATAAACTGAACTAAAAAATTCTTCGGCAATATTGTTTGGCACATAAGCGAACTCATCTAGGAATATAATATTAAAAGTACTTCCTCGAACAGCACTAGAAGAAGTACTTGCCGCTACAATTCTACTTCCGTTTTCTAATTCGAGGGAACCTTTGTTCCAGTTGAGTACGCCTTGTTGCATCCATTTGGGTAGATGTTCGTAAGCCAATTGCAATCGTCCTAATAAATCTCTTGCCGTAGAAGATTTATTGGCCAATATTGCAACATTCACATTGTCATTAAATAAGACATAATGTAAGAGGTAGGAGACTATGATAGTTGACTTTCCACTTTGTCTAGGTAATTTACAAATTGTAAACCTATTATCATGGAAAGTATCTACCATCTTCCGCTGAAAGTCATACATTTCAAAAGGTACAAGACCTTTATCAATGGTGACGATTTTTAAATATGTTTCTATAAAATATTTAGGATTCTCTAAACACTTCATCACTTCTTGAACTTGTTTCTTTGTAAATCTAGAAGGAGTGTGCGCTTTCTTTAAATTAGGATTACCTAAATATTGGTCTGTTGTTGCCATGTTAAATTAAAATAATTCTTTTAATGATTTTGATAAATCTTTAAACTTTATTCTTGTTCCTATTGCTGTATCTTCGGGCAATTCTGCTTGATAGTTCATTCTATTCATTAAGAAAAACATTTTTTCTCCAAGCAAATTACCAATCTCATAATCTGAAGGATAATGAAAGCCAGCCTGTACTCTTCCCCAACCACATTCATTTCCTGCTTTGATTAATTCTTTTTCAAATTTAGGATATTTACCAGAAACATATCTTGCAAGTATTCTTGCTTGACAAGCATGACCACTAGGGTATGCTCTAGTACTATTTGTTTTACTAGGTAGTGTTTGTATAGTAGGGTCTACTTCAATAGGTCTGGGTCTATTATAATAATCTTTAAACCACCGAATTGTTGGTACAGATTCTTTTATAATTTGTGTAAATTCTCCATCGTGAAACTTTAAATTTTCTCTTTCACAAATTAATCTAATTGCATAATACGGCTCTTGGTCATGTCTCATTATTGACTCAACATTTTCAGCCGTTCTCTTTGAAACAACTATCTTTACCTCATGAGCTTCATCTTCATTTAAGATTGGAGCGTCAGGTAAAGTAATTACCTCATGTAAATTTTGCCTAAAAAATATCATTATATACCCTTCTATGTGTAATTTTCTTTTCTTTCTTGTTTTCTAAATAAGTTATCAATATCATAAAACTGATTGACAATGGAGTACCTACTAGGCATAATAACCATGCCATACCCAAAGTCATTTCTTTTCTTTTAACATCTTTTGTAATTCAGTCGTTGAACCAATAAACAACGCATTAGTAACATTCTTTGGTCCTTTGTCAGGTATATCTTTTACTTTCTTTAACTTATCTTGTAAGTCTAATAAATTTTGTGATACCTCACTTACTGTTTTGATTAGTTGTCCTGCAACCTCATAAGCACGAGGATGTTCTCCTTCTTTTGCAAGATTGAGAATACCATCAATCGCTTCATTACCTTTATCAAGTAGATTATAAAGATTTTTTCTACCAGTTTCAAAATCTATTTCTGGATCCTTATCTTCAGGCACTACTAATTCGGTACTTGTTTTTTTAGGTAATACTTCGTTTTCAAAAGTTTTATCAATATCGGCAATACCTAATACTTCATTTAATTTGTCATCAATCTTACTCATGTTAAATCCTCTTATGCTGGTTTAGTAGGACTTACTTTCTCATCCTGACCAGTCGCTTCATCATAATCTAAAGTATCCGTAAAGAACTCTAGTGTAGTTGTATATGTATATGTATCATCTTTATCAGCTGATGTTGGGTTTGGTGTAACTGTAACTCTTTCAACCCTTGGTGCATTACTTCCTGTATCTGAATACATATCAGCAGAAACAGTTTTAATTATAGAATTTGTACTGATTGGTCCATACAAATAAATCTTTGCTGTAAATGTTAGTGTATAAATTATTCTTCTACTTGTTGTCAATGAACCTGTATAACTATCTTCATAATCCACATTGTTTAGTATAAAAGGTATATCCCTTTTTGTATCCATTGTTCTATCTTCAATCATAGTAACAGTATAATCAGGTTGAAAATATGGAAGTATTTGTTCTATGATTTGTAATCCATCGTCTGAATTAGCAACATAAACACTTAAAGAAAAATTAACATCATAAGGCACAGGCATATATTGACTATTCATTTTAGTAGTGTCAGCGTTTGTCGTTACCTTTGTTATCTTTTGATTTTTATTTAACTTACGACCACCATCATAACTATATCCAGTAACTTCAAATGACATTCGAGGTAGAGTGATTGCCACTTTTGAGTCGTCTCCAGTTAGGTCTTGCTGTGCATCCAATCTGGCTAAAAATTTTTCTTTTGGTGAATACGATAAAGGTATTTTAATATTTTGTATAGGATTCCCGCTAGAATCTAATCTCTTAATATTTACATTATTAAATATCGTACCAAACGCAATAACAGTATTACGAATCTTTTTGTGATAAAAATGTTCTCCAAACATTAGTATTCGTCAACCTCACCAAATGGGTTTCTTTCGCTAAAGTCTAATATGTCATCACCAGTAGAAGCTGTGTTTGTTCCTGCAGCTGTTTCAAATGCCTGGCCTTGGTCATTAGGTTGTTGTGTCGCCATTGTGAAACTTTCATTAATTAAATAATCTATTGCACCAACTGAACTTTCTAATACAAATGATCCAGTTTCATTTTCTAAACTAAACTGGAACTGCATAGTGTCAGTTGATAACGAGTCCTCTGTACTATCAATAGCCGTAATACCAGTATCAAGTCTTTCAGAAGCATACTCCCATTTAGTACAAGATAATTTGTAAGTAGGTAAATTATTTTGTTGATAAAAAGGTTGTTCATGTTCAACAAACTGTATTTCAAAGAATGCTTTTGTAGTAGGGAAATAAACTAAATCACCTTCTTGTGGTCTTTCAGCAACCAAATCACTATTGTTTTTGATTAACATTTCCCATCTTAATTTAGAAACAGTAAATACAATATCATCTCTTAATTCTAAACCAAACTTTTTAATTATCTCTTGTTCACCCATATATCCATCAGTATTATCCACATACATTTCAATAATGTATGAATCATCAAATGAGCTTGCAGGATCCTCACCAAAGATTGTATCTTTGTTTGCTATCTTTCTTGGTAAGTAATAGACATCTTGGCCATATATCTTAAGCTGTTCTATAATTAAATCTTCGTATAGTCTTTGCTCAGATGTTGTGCCTGTGTCAAAATAGACATTCGTTGGCATTTATTTATCCTTGTTGCATATG